AATGAAGTTGGTAAAGTCAATATACAATCTATGGGTTATGTATATACAGAAAGTGCTATGGCATCTGAAATAATAGATAACGTAAAGAAATCAAAATAATACTTGTTGCACTTTAGGATTGTAATTTGTTTTATAGTTAATGTTATCGCCTTTTGGATATGGCTCAATATTGTATTTTAAATTACTCAACAATAATTTCTTTTGTTTTTTATCACCAATAAAATAAATATATCTATGCTTTCTAGGTCTTTCTTGAAACGTAAATTTATCTGGATTTGATTTTCTTTCTTCTGTTGAATATAGTTTGCAAACTTGTAAAGAATGTAAATTAGATTTATTCATTCGCCATTCTTTATGTTTATCAGATAAGCCTGTGTATAAAAAGTTAGTAGCTTGGTATATATAGCCATGATGGTTCATTGATGTATCAGCATATGAAACTACTATTGATGGTTTAGGTAATAGCTTTAAAGAATTACCAACTAGAAAAGATGCTTGATTTTTCTTATTGTTTAATAAGCATAGTCTATTTAACTCTAAAACTGACTTTCTATAATCTTCTCCACATATACCCTTACATAGAGCTGGAGATGCAGGTGTTCCATAAGTAATTATACCTTCCAAAATACCATCTTCATACAACCCATAAGAATAAGTTATGCAGGGTATCCTTTTAGCATAGTGAATTTTTAATAACCATTCTTCAGTTTCTTGATATTTAATTTCCATAACTTTCATATTTAATAACCTTTATGATATTCGTATTTTATTTAAAATAAACTTATCTGTTTATCATCAGGTCTATTATATTTAGGATCATATGATTTATTATTTTCCCCTATGTACTCATGGGAATAGCAGATTCTATCTCTTTCAAGTGGTATAAGTCGTTTTAAATGATCGTGAGTGTCACTACTTCTATCTTTAAGGTTGCTTACTGTAGCTCTCCACAATGGTGACTTTTGTCTATATTCGCCCATTCTTATATGAGAAGTTTTAGAATAATACCTTACTTTTTTATCAAGCATTATATCAGCTACTGCATCAGACAATTTAGTTCCTATGCCAAGTCCTTGAAAATCAGGCAAGACTACTGTTCTTGCTTCTCTCCACTTTAATCTTTTGTCACCTTCATAAAGTGGTGGTGTCCATCCTGGTAAAGACATACTAGAAGCAAATCCAATAATCTTATCTTTCCATACAGCTAAATAACAATGTGCAGACTTTGGTAGCTCTTCTGTTAGATAGTGATGCTTTTTAAAAAACTCCCAATATGCTCTGCTCCCTGCGATAACTTTAATTTCAATGGGTTGCCGAACTAACCCCCTTGACGCAAATTTCTTTGCATCAGTATTAAATACCCAATCTGGTTGTAGCCATTCCAATATATCATCGTGGCAAGTTGCCAATACAATGTTCTTTAAGTTTTTACGCTTGACATATTTATATAAAGATAATGAGCAAGACTTAGCTACATCTCTATTTACTACAGACGTAAACTCATCTATGACAATGTTACTGCCTAGTCTTCTAGCAAGATCACATCTAAAGCCTTCTCCATTAGATAAGACATGTCTAGGCTTTGCCCAAGTAGGAACTGTGTTTAATCCAACAGCACCAAGTCTTTCTATGGCATCCTCTACTGAATCAAAATGTGAGGCTATTGTTCTGTTGTTATCCCACACTAAGTCTTTCTCTTCACCATATTGTTTTAGTATAGATGATTTACCACTTCCACTAGAGCCATAGATTACACCAATATTAAAATCTTCAGTTACTCTAGAAAAATGAGGTATTGTAAATTCTGTTTTTCCATCAAAATCAAAATCAAAATTTTTAAATATTGTCTTGTCTATTTCTGATAATTCAACTTCACTTGTTAATACTGTACTTTTAAAATCATATAAGTCTTCCATAATTAATTCTCCATTTTTAATAAATGTATTTAAGGGTCAACATAAAGTCAACCCTTAATAAATGTTTATACGTTCTCTAGAACTTTCCATTTGCTACTATTAATCATGCTTCTAACATCGTTTTGTCTACGTTGTTGTACTATATGATTGTTAGTACTGTTGTTCTTTACATCTCCAAGATGAGTAGACCAAGCAGTTGCAGACTGATATGCACACCATAGAGAGCCTTTAGCACCATTTCTGCCATAATCACCCTTGCCATGAATTTGAGCTACTTCTGCTTCATATAAACCCATTAAGTGATATAGTTGTTTTTTGTTAGTTTCTGATTGACCACTAGCAATTTTGATTTCATTAGCTTGGCTTTTAGCTATCGTAGTTTTGAATAAGTCTATGACTTGATCATCTTCTACTTTAGTATCCCACCACTTCTTAAAGTTTTCTGTTTCGTCTGTGATAGCAGTAACTGCATTTTGTATCTTCTTGTTAGATGCATCTACGTTAAAGTGTGTGGTATGTCTGTTAGCAGTATAGGCAATCTTTTGACCACTAACTAAAGTATTAAAACAAACTTCATTCATCCAACCAAAAAATGATTGGAACTTCCATTTGGCGTTGTAACTATTTCTAGCTACAAATTTAAGATACAAATCGTGGTCACCTACTTTGGCATGATGTGCTGGAAGTAATAATTCCATCTTAGCCATAGCACCATTTTCGTAAGTGTTTACAGTTATTTCATGGTTAGAGAAGTCTAAGCCACCACTTTTCATAGCTTCTAGAGCACCACCAAAAGCATCCACATGATGTATTGGCTTGTATCGTGAACCAACTATTGCTAAAGGATCGCCATCTTGAGCACCTAATTGATCTAGGCGTACAATCTTTCTACCCATGTGAGAAGGGATACCTTGTATATCCCTTACGTCTATTTTAAATTCTACTTCACTTAACGCTTCTTGTAATTTTGTATCTAACATTACGCTACTCCTGCAGTTTTAAATAATTTTTTATGTCTATAAGCTATGTTATACTCAAAACAAATGTAGTCACCATCATAAGCAAAATCATTATCGTAACCATCTGCTTCTAGTATCCACCTAATAGCAGTTCTGTAGTTAGAAGCACCTAACTTACAAACATTTTTAATTCTTAAATAAAAATTAGAAGCATTGTCTTTTTTGGCTTTTTCTTTAACAATATTTGCTTTATGTGCTTGCTCAGAATAATAGTCGCACATATCTTCAAGTTCTTTTAATGTGTATTCAGTAAAGTCAACTCTAACCTTGCCACCACAGTCAGCAGATGCTTCTTTGATAGCACAAGTTAACTGATACTTCTCATAGTCAGTAACATTGTAAATACCATAATTTGCCCAATGGTTAAGATCAGTAACAGTTTTCCATTCTGTATTTACATTTTCTTTAACAATGTAATTTTTTAGTTCTATTTGATCTTTAGTATATTTAGTCATTTTAGTCTCCAAATTTTGTTAATCATTAATCTTACTTAATATACATATAATATATGTAGATATAAAATACAACCCCTAAATAGAGTTTTTATAATTTATTTAAATAGCTAAGTTTTGCGTATATTATTGAAGATATTTTTAACATGTTTTCAATGTGACTAATGCTTTGGTCATCTGACAAATTATTTTGTTTAATATCAATTTTATGCTTTTGTATTAAGTTTTTTAAATCCAATGCTTCATCTAATATTTCTTTTAATAAATAATTATTCAACTTGATACTCCCTTTTTAATAGCTTGGCATACAAAGTTAATCCAAATGAATATCCTTTTTTATAGTATGCAGATGATTTTTTAATGCCATCTATATCATCTCCTAACATAGCATCAGTTACTCCATCTTGATAAAATGAGAGATAGTTTTGTCTTTTAATTTCTGTTGGGTTATTCATTTAAAAAATTTCCTTGTCTTTGATCTATAGGTTTCCACTCGTAATAATATAAAGTGTTCATTTTCTTTGTAAATTTATCTGGAACTTGTGTTGTCTTAATTGGTTTATCTAGTTGGGAACATGCAACAATCATACTTTGACTTTGATAATTTAATTTTAAATCAAGTTTTTTCTTTAATGATTGCTGAATATATTTACCCTGTACTGATACTAAATTACCATACAAAGTCTTTACTGTTTTTTCTATCATGAGTTTATCCTCTTCTCATATTTACTCAAAACTGTTATGTCTGATAATTTTTGTAATTTTTTATAAACTTTATCCAACATCTCATCGCTAAATTCATTGTGATATCCATCAAGACTTCTTATGGTATCAATCAACATAATCATTAGATTTATTTCAGTAAAAGTTAACATTAATCTATCTAATGATTTGATATTCTTTTTTATCTTAGTGGTATAATGCCTCAATTCAATATGAACTATTGGTTCTTTTTCATTTCTACCTCTATTAAAAAGTAGTTCATTGATTGAACTTACGCTTTCTATAATTCTATTTTTCATTACTTTTCCCCTTATTAAGTTCTGAACCCATTTTTTGAATATCTTTACCAACACCTACTATGGTATTTCCACAAGCTGATATGGCTAAAGTCACCACTATTAAAATAATATATTTCATAATTAACTCCCAAAGTTACTGTAATAACAAGCATTATCAATTAGGCATATAAACCAAAAAGAATAATACAACACATAGAGGGTAGCTATAGCAGAAGCTA